TGCGTCCAGCATTGGGTCGCCTGGTTAGATCGACGGGCGACATTACAAAAGCCCAAGATTTACTTGCAACCGCGTTAGACATTAGTGCGGCGACGGGTAAGCCTGTCGAAGCAGTAGCAAACGCATTGGGCAAGGCTTATGACGGCAACACTGCGTCGTTGGGCAAACTAGGCATTGGTTTATCGGCTGCCGAATTAAAAACAATGAGTTTCACACAGGTGCAAGGTCGCCTGACGGACTTGTTTGGTGGTGCAGCAGCGCGAAATGCTGACACCTACGCGGGTCAAATCGCACGCGTTCAGGTCGCCTTCGACGAAGCAAAAGAAACCGTCGGTGTTGCATTGCTTCCAATCCTTGACAAATTATTGCAATTCATCAACCAAAACGCATTGCCAGCAATCAACGCATTTTCAAGCGCGTTCAGCCTGACAAAAGGCGACGGTTTTGGCAATGTAATCACACAGGTTGCAAAAGTTATCAAAGACATTGCGACCCCAGTGCTGGAAGCCTGGCAAGTACTTTTTGAAAAATTGAAAAAAGTCATTGTTGACAACAAAGAAAATTTCATGGCGTTTTGGGACGTTATCAAATTTGTTGCACCATTGATCGGAAAAGCAATTGGTGCAGCGGTGACCGTTGTTGGTGACATTGCGGAATTGGTTTTGGCAATCATTGCAAAAGTATTGGGTGCAATAAAGCCTTTGATAAATTTTGCCATTGACGGTATTAACCTGATTATCAAGGGTTACAACGCAATACAGTTTGGAAAAGATGTTTCACTCATTCCAAAAATTGGTGCTACCCCAGCAACGTCAGGCGGGTCAGGTTTTAGTGGAACAATGCCCGGGGGTACAAGTTTTACAACAACGGGTGGGACATCAACTAAGTCAAGCGGCACGGGCGTGGCAACTGCTTCAAAGGTTGCCGCGTCGACTTCGGCTGCTGCGTCAAAAGTCGTTTCATCAAGTTTCAATGCTGGTTCATTTCGTGCGGCTGAATCCGCTTCATCAGGTACAACAATTAATCTGAATGTTTCGGGCGCTTTGGACAAAGAAGGCACCGCGCGCACAATCGTTGAAACCTTAAACAATTCATTCTACCGCGGGACGGGCGGCGCAACCGCCTTCGTAACAGCATGACGCAGTGGTCACCCGTTTGGAAAGTCGAAATTGACGGCATTGAATACACCAATGCAATTTTGGCAAACTTAACTATTCAAAGCGGTCGAACAAACATTTATGAACAGGCGCAGGCGGGTTATACAAACATTCAATTGATCGACCTTGACCAAACAACTATTCCCGTTGCAATCAATTCGACAATTTCAATTCAGATCAAAGACACCACAAACACATACGTGCCACTATTCGGCGGCAGCGTGGTTGACATTGCGTTGGAAGTGCGCGACGTGGGCACGACCATGTTCACGCAGACTTATTCGATCACCGCATTGGGTGCATTGGCACGCTTGCCAAAAGCCTTGACCAATGGCGTGCTTTCAAAGGATTTTGACGGCGATCAAATTTGGACAATTCTGTCAGACCTTTTGCTTAATACTTGGGCTGAAGTTCCAGCGGCATTGAGTTGGGCAACATACGATCCAACAACAACCTGGTCAACGGCTGAAAACGTAGGTTTGGGCACAATCGACCGCCCAGGCGATTACGAACTGGCAGCGCGTTCAAGTAGTCGAACCGACGTTTATTCATTGGTTTCAGCCCTGGCAACGTCGGGTCTTGGATACATTTATGAGGACGGCTACGGGCGGATTTCATATGCCAGCGCATTACACCGTAGCCTATATTTGCAGGCAAACGGATACGTCCAAATAACGGCAAACCAGGCACGCGCGGCGGGCTTGCGTACCGAAACCCGTGCAGGCGACGTTCGCAACAATTTGACGATCAAATACGGCGCAACCAGCAGCGCCGAACAATCTGCTAGCGACGCAATTTCAATCAATACTTACGGCACACTTTCCCAAATCATTACAACGACCCTTCACAATGCAGCCGACGCGACTGCCCAGGCAAACTTTTATTTGGCACTGCGTAAAGACCCGCAGCCGATCTTCCGCGAAATTACCTATGACCTGACAAACCCTGAAGTCGACGACGCTGACCGCGACGCATTGATCGAACTATTCATGGGAATGCCTATTGCGGTCAACGACCTACCTAGCAACATGGGGTCAATCTTCCAGGGCTTCGTCGAAGGCTGGACGTTCCGTGCGGGCTATAACACCCTTTCGGTTTCGGTAAATCTTTCGCCCGTTGCCTATTCATTGCAGGCGCTTGAATGGCGCGAAATTGCAAACACTTTCACGTGGTCAAGCGTGTCGCCGACACTTGACTGGGCACGTGCAACAATTATCACCTAAGAAGGAGAAGACATGGCAAACCCAACCACGAATTTCAACTGGCAAATGCCAACGTCGACGGATTTGGTCACCGACCTGCCCGCCGATTTTGAAACATTTGGACAAGCCGTTGACACCTCACTGGCAGAATTAAAAGGTGGAACAACAGGTCAAGTTTTATCAAAAACAAGCAATACCGACATGGACTTCACATGGGTCACAACTGACGACGCAAACGCAATCCAAAATTCAATTGTTGACGCAAAAGGTGACATTGTTGCGGCAAGTGCAAACGACACACCAGCGCGCTTAGCAGTCGGCAACAACGGCGAGACACTCGTAGCAGATAGTTCCACTTCAACAGGCTTGCGCTGGAATACAAAGCCGTCAGGCAATAAAATCCTGAACTCAGATTTTTCAATTTGGCAGCGTGGGACTTCTTTTTCATCTATTGCCGCAAATGCTTATGGACCTGACCGCTGGACTTTTGGCGTGGTTGGTGATGTTGTTAATGTTACACGCCAAGCATTTACAGTTGGAGATTTAACGGCTATCGGTTACGGAAGCGGAAAATACTTTTGCCGTATGGAAGTTGTATCGTCTAATGGTTCAGCCCGTATGTTGCAAAAAATTGAAAATGTTGAAACCTTAGCAAATCAAGCAGTCACAGTTTCTTTTTGGGCTAAAGCAAGTGCAACGACTAGCCTAGACGTTTATTTCCAGCAGTATTTTGGTACAGGTGGAAGCGCGACAGTTACCTCAACAGTTGAAGCCGTAACATTGACAACATCTTGGCAGCGTTTTACTAAAACAATTACTCTTGCTTCAATAGCAGGTAAAACTATCGGTGCAGATAATTATTTAAGCGTAGAGTTGCGCGAGACTACTGCTTCAACAAATGTCAGTTTTGATTTTTTTGGCGTACAGGTTGAAGCAGGTTCAGTTGCTACCGCTTTTCAAACTGCAACAGGAACAATTCAAGGAGAACTAGCCGCTTGTCAGCGTTATTACTGGCGCGCAAGTGGTCAAAGCACACAATACTTTGGAACAGGTTGCACAACCGCAACCACGGCAGCGCAAATCTTTGTACAAAATCCCGTACCAATGAGAGTTGCACCAACTTCAATAGACACTTCAGGATTGAAGGTATTTGATTCAAACATTGCTGCAACTGCGACCGCCGTTATTGGTTGGAACGCACCATTTGGAACACGCGTTGATTGTAGTTTTACTGGCTTGACGGCTAATAGACCTGCATTTTTGTTTACAGATTCAACTGGACATCTAGGATTTAGTGCGGAGTTATGATGACAAACATTGAAATAATTGAAAACTTTGACGGTATTGAACAAGTCGTTATTGATAATGGTGACGGTTCTTTCACTTCAATGTCTAAGGCAACCTACGACGCACAAGAAGCAGCGAAGAATGACCTATCCTGACGGCACAAATGCCAGGTTGATCGAAGTCGCAGCGGCTGAAGTCGGCACAATCGAAGAAGGCGACAACCTGACAAAGTATGGCAAGTTTACAAAAGCCGACGGGTTGCCGTGGTGTGGCAGTTTTGTCAATTGGTGTGCAGCGCAGGCAGGTGTCAAGATTCATTCAGTCGTGGGAACTGCCGTTGGCGCACACAAATTTAAAGAAATTCAACGCTGGTCAAACATGCCGCAATTGGGTTATTTGGCATTTATGGATTTCCCGCACGACGGTGTTGACCGCATTTCACACATTGGAATTGTGGTCGGGCTTATCGATTCGAAAACATGCTTGACGATCGAAGGCAACACCAGCGGGACAGGCGACCAGCGCAACGGCGGAATGGTTATGGTTAAGGTTCGGTCATACGGTGAAGGCAAGGAAATCGTCGGTTTTGGTATTCCAAAGTTTGTGCCCTATAAGGGAGAATTTCCAGCAATTGAAATGCCAAAGTCGGCAGCGAAGCCAACAAAGGAGAAAAAATGGAACAAGCAAAAGCCCTAGCCGCGTCATGGGCGCGTTCATTTATGGCGGCAGCACTTGCCCTATACATGGCGGGCGTGACTGACCCTAAGACCCTTGCAATGGCAGGCGCGGCAGCAGTCGCACCAGTTGTTTTGCGCTGGTTGAATCCAAACGACAAAGCCTTCGGTTCTACGGGGAAGTGAACCGCAGATTCGCAGCGGCTGGGTTGGTTTGGGCACTTGCACTAACCCAGTCCGCTTGCGGGTATCAGGGGTGGACACGTTATGAATGCCAAGAATTCGACAACTGGGGGAAAGCGCATTGCCAAAAACCGCAATGTCTCCCGACTGGAACATGCACTGACGACCTACTTGGAATTGAATCGCAACAAACCAGCCCTCCGCAAAAGCCCTGAAGAAATTCATGCGCAACTGATTTTGATAATTGGTTCAACCCTTGCAGCGGTTTTTCTAATTGTCACCGTCGGCATTACTTATGCCCTAATTTTCGTCACGCAACCAGTCAGCGCGCAAGCACCCAACGACGCAGCCTTTATCGATCTATTAAAAACCCTGGCAATTTTCTTGACTGGTTCATTGGGCGGCGTACTTGCTGGCAACGGACTCAAATCCAAGCCCAAGCCTGGAGACACGCCGACAAACACGCAAGGTTCTTGACGGCGCGCCAATCATGCGTCACCCTGATCTCAGGTGGTAGCAGTTACCGCCTAGAATCGGGAGAATTCAAAATGGTACTTGATCTATTAGACCCGCAAACGTTGGGTCGTTTGGTGCTTGTCGTCATTCTTATGGTCACTTCAGCCGCTGCGGGATACGCAAAAGGCTTCAAAGAAGGCAAGCGCGAAGGCATGGCACGCCGTAAGGCAATGGTTCGCCACATGGCGAATAAGGCGGTCAACTAATGGCGGGCTTCCTGGACAATTACGAAGACGTTGCTGCACGAATCAAACGTTTTTGGGAAACGCACCCAACTGGTCGAATTGAAAACCACATTGTCGAATTCAATGCTGAAAAAGGTTTCATTCTTGTTCAGACCCAAATCTTCAAAGAGTACGAAGACGAAAAGCCTTCAGCGATCGATTACGCATTCGGCAACGTGGCAACCTACAACGTCCAAATGAAAAAATTCTTTTGCGAAGACACGGTCACGTCCAGCATTGGGCGCGCCATTGGTCTATTGCTGGGTACGGATAAGCGTCCAACCCGTCAAGACATGGAAAAGGTCGAAACGATTAGCACAACCCTTGCCAAATCCACGGCTGACGATTACGACCCCTGGACAAAGAAGTTCGGCGACGTGCCTAGTTACAAAACCGCGGGCGAAGCCGAACAATCAGGTATTCCTTCATTGGGTTCATCAATGGACGAAATCGCAAAACAATTGGGTGGTCAATTGGTAGCCGAAGCACCGCAGTGCAGTCATGGTCACCGCATTTGGAAGCAAGCCCATGAAGGCGCACCGAAGAATTGGGGCGGCTATTTTTGCACTGAACGCACGAAAGCAACTCAATGCGCGCCAAATTGGTACGTGCTTGCAAGCGACGGAAAATGGAAGCCCCAGGTATGAGTGATTACGTCGAAATAATTTACCCACAAAGCATGACCGCAAAACTCATGCACAATGGTGAAGTTATAGCCGAATACAAAGTCGCACAATGCGACGGGTGCGCGCTGGTCGTCAAAATCGACGCGTTTGGTTACAAAATTGGGCAGGCAGGCGAAAAACTTGCCTGGTTGTGCGGTGGTTGTCGGTGAAAATGACATTGACGCACGCTGAACAAATGGTCTGCATGCTATCGGCGATCAAATGGGAAACCGATACAGGCAAAACAATGTCCAACCCCCAGCGATACCAAAAAGACCTTTCGACCTATGAATACCTGGTTGAAACGGCTGAAGCAATCGGTAGTGAATGGGTTGTTGCAAAATACTTCGATCTTCCGTTTGACCCATATCAGCAAAAGTTCAAAGGCACGGCTGACGTTGGCAATGCAATTGAAGTGCGTTGGACTAAGTACGTTGCGGGGCAATTGATCGTCCATGAATATGATCGACCTAATGACATTGCCGTGCTGGTCACTGGTCAAGCACCGCACTACTTCATAGCGGGTT